TTAGGTGGAATCGAAGTTAAAATGCATGAAAAAGAAGGTTTATGGAACCCAGAATTGACTTTTGGTCATTTACTCACGAGTACGAATTATGACGATACACAAAAACGTGTTGTGGGTGGTCGTAATGGATATGGTGCAAAACTTACAAATGTTTATTCAACTAAATTTTCTGTTAAAATTAAAGATGGTGAAAATAAGTGTATATATACACAAGATTGGTCAAATAATATGAAAACATGTGGTACACCTAAAATAAAAAAATATTCGGGTGCGACTTCAAACGTTTCAATCACTTTTATACCCGATTGGAAACGTTTTGGTATGTCAAGAATGGACGAGACTATATACAAAATTTTCGAAAAACGTGTATATGATGCAAATATTTGTACATCACAAAACTGTAAAGTAAAATTTCAAGGTGAACCTTTACCAAAATGCACATTCAATACATACGCAAAAATGTATACAAAAACAGATGAAATGTGTACATTTATAAGTGACAGATGGTCAGTATGTATCGCACCATCGGATGATGGATTTGAACATGTATCGTTTGTCAATGGTATATGCACTACAAAAGGTGGTTCGCATGTTGACCATGTTTCGGGAATACTTGCAAACGGTGTTATCGAAGATATGGCAAAAAAGATAAAACTTCGCCCCCAACAAGTCAAAAATGCGTTTTTTGTATTCGTAAAGGCGACTCTTGTTAATCCAAGTTTTAGTAGTCAGGTTAAATCGGAATGTACACTTAAACCACAAGATTTTGGAAGTAAATTTGAACCACCAAAAACGTTTATAAAAAATATTCTAAAAACGAGTATTCAATCAGAACTCACAGCACTGTCAAAGTTTCGTGAAATGAAAGAGCTCAAAAAGACAGATGGTTCTCGTAAATCAAAAATAACGGGTATCCCAAAACTCGATGACGCAAATAAGGCCGGTACATCACATTCTAAGAAGTGTACTCTTATCGTTACCGAAGGAGATTCTGCAAAAACGCTTGCAATTGCGGGTCTTTCAGTCGTTGGTCGCGATTATTATGGTGTTTTCCCACTCCGAGGTAAATGTAAAAATGTTCGTGACGCAAGTGTAAAACAACTTACTGAAAACAAGGAGTTTAACGATCTTAAAAAAATTTTAGGTCTTCAACAGGGTAAAGTATATACATCACTTTCTGAACTCAGATACGGTCGACTCATGATAATGACAGATGCCGATAATGACGGAAGTCATATCAAGGGTCTCATTCTTAATATGATTCATTATTTCTGGCCAAGTTTACTTAAACTTAATTTTGTTGTAAGTATGGTCACTCCTATTATAAAAGCAACCAAGGGTTCTGAAACAAAATCATTTTATACAGATTCAACATTTCGACATTGGTATGGAAATGGTAAATCTGGATGGAAAATTAAATATTACAAGGGTCTCGGTACATCTACATCAATAGAAGCACGAGAATATTTTAAAAAAATAAAAGACCTTACAGTTGAATTTGATACAGATGATTCTATGGATGAGTCTATAATTCTGGCATTCGATAAGACAAAATCTGATTTGCGTAAAACATGGTTACTTGAAAGCACTGAAAAGAAAGCATCAGAACTAGAAATACCATACGGAAACGTAGAACGTCTTGGTATTTCTGATTTTATCCATAAAGATCTCGTAAATTTTAGTCTCGCCGATTTAAAAAGGTCTATTGCACATGTTTCCGATGGATTAAAGCCGTCTCAAAGAAAAGTATTATATGCATGTTTCACAAAAAATCTTACATCTGAAATGAAGGTTGCACAATTAGCCGCATATGTTTCGGAAAAAACATCGTATCATCACGGTGAAGTATCTTTAGCAGATACAATTGTAAAATTAGCGCACGAATTTATGGGATCAAACAATATAAATTTACTTGAACCATGTGGTCAATTTGGTACACGACTCATGGGTGGTAAAGATGCAAGTCAAACTAGGTATATTTTCACGAAACTCACGAAGAATGCTAGAACACTCTTTGACCCCAAAGATGATCCAGTTCTAAAATATCTGGATGATGATGGTAAACAAATTGAACCCGATTATTATGTTCCAATTTTACCAACTGTTTTAGTAAATGGTACAGAAGGTATAGGTACTGGATTTAGTTCGTATATACCACCGTTTAATCCAGATGATATTTGTAACAATATAAAACGTGTCATAAGTGGAGAAAATGTAATTCCTATGAAACCGTGGTTCAATAAATTTACGGGGCGAGTTTTTAGTAATAGTGAAGGTTTATGGATTACAGAGGGATTATGGTCGTGTGTAAATAATAAAATAAAAATCAGCGAACTTCCACCGGGTAGATGGACACAGGAATACAAAGAATATCTCGATACACTCATGGAAAAGAAAAAAATTACAAACTATGTGAATAATAGTACTACAGAAAGTATAGATTTCGTCGTAGAGGGGTATACGGGTAACGATATAATAAAAGATTTTAAACTCCAAAAAACATTTCATGTATCAAATATGCATCTATTCCATCCAAGTAAGGGTATTTATAAATACGAAAGTCCAGAAGAAATTCTATTGGACTTTGTAGAAATACGAACAAAAACATATAAAAAGAGGAAAACACATCTTATACATGTTTTAAAAGAAAAAAGTAAAAAAATGGAAAATATGTCAAAATTTGTTGATATGGTTATACATGAAAAACTTATTGTATTTAAACGTAAACGTTCCGATCTCGAACATGAAATAGGTAAAATATTTGATAAAATAGATAACTCTTATGATTATCTCTTGAATATCAAAACATATCAATATACACATGAAGCTGTACAAAGTCTCAGGGAAGAAACGGAAAAAATAAAAAAAGAACTCGAACTATTACAGAATATGTCTCATATCGATATGTGGAAAAGTGATTTAAAAAATATATAAATAGTAAGTAGTAAGTATGTGTGATACATCTGGACCAAATACGGGTTCTATAATATCACTCAACGCAATTGGTAAACAAGATACATACCTCTTAGAAGATGATCCTATTCATTCACTCTTTAAGTATGAACCAAAAAGACATGCCAATTTTACAAAGTTTCATAAGAATTTAAATATTAATAAACCAAGTTCAGGTTCAGCATCTTGGCCATTTGGTGAAACTATAAAAGTTACATATAACCCACGAAATATGGGTGATCTTTTAGCAAATATGTACGTGACATTTGAACTACCCCGTTTAACGGGAACTGATAGCTATTATACAGATCAAATAGGGAGACATATTTTTAAATCGGTAACCATGCGTGTCGATGAAACAGTAGTAGAAAAATATCATGGTGATTGGGGAATTATATACGATGAATTATACCTCGACGAATCCGAAAAAAGAACAAAAAGATACACTTTAAATAGAAATAATGCAGAGGATACATCTTTATTAGCCGGTAATCAGGTATTAGCACAAGCTAAATCTCGTGTTTATATTCCTATACCTTTACTCTTTTCACGTAAGTATGAAAGTGATGAATATGAAACAAATAAACCAAATCGTCCTTATTTTCCAATATGTGCTATCCATAAACAAAAACTTCAATTTGAATTTGAATTTCATAAACAAACCTTTTTTACAAACGAAACGGATACATTAACAGTGAGTGAGTTTGATATTGTTACCGAGGAAATAACACTCGAACCAAGTGAGCGTAGTTATATAGCAAATAAAAGACACGTTCTCGTTACAGATATCGTTAAAAAACACCCTACTTTAGATATATCCACTGGGGTAAAAAATGCAAAACTTGAACTTGTTCCAAACATACCGGTTAAAACCATAAACTGGTTTTTTAGACAGAAAGCTTTTGAAAACGAAGATGTAATCACTGGTGGTGATACTTTACTCGCATATGTATTTGCAAATAGGTATAACTTTTCATCTAATGTGGAGTATTCTGTAAATAATGAATTTTATAACCCACCAATGGCAAAAGCTAAAATATTTGTAAATGGTGAAGATATACCAAATATACAAGATAGCGATCATAAATATTTTAAATACGTTGTTCCATTTTCAACTCGTTTATCGAGACCGTTGCGAAACATTTACACGTATGCATTCTCGATGAATCCGATTAATGTGGAACCATCGGGAATGTTAGATTTTAGTCAGCTACAATCAAATAGAACTGTTTTAGATGTAACTATGGAAGACGGACTTACCAGTGATTATACATTACATCTTTATTATGTAGGGTACCAAACATTCATTTTCGAAAATGGTGTCATGACCCTTGTTTAGAAAAGAGCGCATTTTTATGATCATGAATGTACTCAATTATATTATTTTTTATACACCATCTTATGAAATTCAGCTGTGCTACAGTCGTATGTATTTCATTGGATGTACCCGGAACAGTATATGATATCTTAGACGAACGACAAAATGGATCAAATAATTTTTTACTATACCCATCTAAACTTGATTTATATGCACAGTGTACACTAAATATTTTACCATCTTTTGTCTTATACGATAAATTATTTTTCTTAGAATAGTTAGTTATAAACCATTCAAGATTTCGTAAAGAAATACCACCAGTTTTATTTAATATTTCTAAAAGAGTAGCTCTATTCTCGGGTATATTATAAAAAGTATCAATCGATGTTAGTAGAATAGCTGATTTATTCATTATTACAATAATCCACGCAATTCTCTAAATGACTTTCTTGATGTTTCACATGCCGGACACCCGGGTTTAAATATACATTCTGATAAATTATGTGTATGACGTATACCTTCATTATTTTTAGAAACCATTTCTATGGGACCCATAAGCTGTGGTTGATCAATATGACTCCCACACATCCCATTAATTTTTGCTTTTGCAAGACATGGCGAACCATCCTTTTTAAAACCCCTGCAAAAATTTAGTGGATTTGGTATGTCAGAAAGTAAAAGTTTTAAATTTATGGAATATTTATCAGAAATTTTTTGCATTAAAATTACGTCGCGTTTATAATGTCTCTCTTCAAAAACCTCATCTAATACTGTTCTTACCTTAGGACAATCTGCTATACTATCAATCCTTTTACGTGACATATTAATATATACGTGATTATTTTTTAAGTGTTTTGAACATGTCACTAATTTTTTGTTGCCCTTCAATTTCAGCCTCTACTTTTTTCTTTGGACGTCGTTTCGGTTTCACGCGCGTTAGAAGTTCACCAAATATTTCTTCTTTCGGATCCTCAAAGAGTGGTTCAATTAAATCGCACACGGGATTTAGAAATTTGTTTATGAAATAATAATTATAATCAACTTTTAAGTTATGCTCTTTTGCATATTTAGGATCCTCGGCTTTTTCATATGCCTTTGCCTTTGGATCTCCCGTATCGAGAAGAATATAAGGCACTCTATCACCTGATTGTGGCTCTGACCCGGGTTGTCGTTCCCGCATTTTATTCCGAACCTGAACATGTGATAAGTTTTGAGACTTATATGTATCGGATAAACCCTGACTTAAAATAAGCTTTTCATTTGGTACATCCCCCTCAATGAGTTCTATAGCCCTTTGTAAAGCGAGTGCCTTTGGTGGCCCAGTATCACTACTTTCTAAAACAACGTCTAGAAGTTCTTTACACACTTCACGCATATGTGGAGTATTATCTCTTCTAACCAATTGAAGACCCTTAACGTCTATATAATCCATATTCATATTCCCATCTTTACCTTTTGTCCAAAGTTTTGCTGCATACCGCTTCTTTGAATACAAAAAGTATGGACAATACACCTTTTCAAGTTCAAGATTGTTCGGTGCCTTGAAAAGTTTAGTACACTCTTCCGCAGCACGTTCACCAATTTCCCAACTATATTCAATCGCCTCTTTTCCTTTACGATTTCCCACATCAAATTCAACCATTACAGAGTCTGTATCTCCATACCTTACTTTTGCACCCGGAAAATTCTTTTCAACATATGCTTTCGTCTCATCAATCATACTTCTACCCTTTAGGGTTACAGTCGATGCAATTTGTACACATGGTAACATACCTTTTGATGCACCTGTAAAACCATATACAGAGTTCATCGACACTTTATACGCTAATTGTTTACCATTATACATTTCTTTTAGGGCACCAGTTGATTTTGCCATATCCTTCTTAGCTTGTTTACGAAACTGTTTCAATTCTAAAAGAATACTCGGTAAAAGACTTGGAACATCTTGTGCAAATTTATAAAATCCGAACGTTTCATATTTTATACCTGGAATATCTTCATACTTAGAATCCATAACAAGTGTTGAATAACATAAATTGTGCGCCATCATGATTGATGGATACAGACCTTCAAAATCCAGCGCTGTTATTGGTGTATAATAGGCACCTTTCTGCGCGTCTAAAACGGTCGCACCTTCGTATCCAACCGCAGAATACTGACCCCATGATATTGTTGGAACCATGAAACCCATTTCACGCGCTTTTTTTGTTAGTAAACTAAATACTTTGATTTGTTGCCCTCTTTCAACTAAATAACACAGTGGAACCCATGTCGCTTTAGCCATTTCCAGGAGATTGATAAGTGTACACAACTTTGATAATAATCGATGTGGTAACAATGTATCCTTAATACAATATTCGGCGACCTCACGTAACTTTACGGGGTCTTCTTCAACAAAACGCGCAAACATTTCTTTTGGTGGCATATCAATTTTATTGTCACCGAGGTACAGTTTAGAAACATTATCGAGTTTATACGAATCAAGTTTATACCCTTTTTTAACTTCATGAAATAGATCGAAAATAAACCGTCCAGGCATAGGTAAAATCTTGAGATCGTTGTCCCCAAGTGCACTCGACGACAGCTTCTTATACACAAGTTCGCATGTATGATTCTTCAACTTACTCATTTCATAAAAAGATGGATCACATTTTGTCATAACCGCACGTTTCATTATATATTCTAAATCAAAACCAAATATGTTCCATCCAGTTATGATATCAACATCATTTTTCATGAGATACTCCTTAAACTCCATAAGCATTTCACGTTCTGTTGCGTAACTCTTAATTATACACCCTTCCAAGTCAGAATCAGTTTTTTTATAACAAAAACATGTTTTATCGTATGGTATTTCTGAACCAAAATGTGCAAGTGATACAGCGATTTGAAAACATGCATCATCTTTTACATCTGCATCAGGAAACTTACCAGTTGAACTATTACACTCAATATCCACAGATGCCACTACGAAAGGTGCAGTCTCTGGAATATCAACCGGTTTGAGTGTTTTCCAGTCGTTACAAAATAAGTCTATATTAACACGTGCTAAATGTGAACGTACACACGCGTCCCCGGAATCCATCCACCCGGTCGATTGAATATTGGTTCGGTGCATTAATCTCAAAACGGGATCGAGGTTTGATTCATAGACTTTATATTTTATAGATTCATCAGGTAATGTACGTTTTAATCTCCCATTTACCATACGTCGCGCCGCCAAATTCTTGAAATTTAATTGCATAAAAATAAATTTTTCATTATTTTGAAATCCCCAAACATCTTTAGATTGAACTATGTCATAACTTACTAAACATTCAGGACACACTTTATCAATCTTTGTATATAAATTGCGAATGTATAATTGCGACGCTTTCTTCGGGAGTTTCACGAAGAAGTATGGTGTAAAACTAGTCGTGACACATACAGATTTACCTTCTTTTGTTTTACCAAAAATACTAATCAAATGTTCGTCCTCCGTGTCTTGTGTTTCCCAGGTCAATACTTGGAACACGACCATTTTATCTTATTACGTTAACGCCCGATTTTTTTAATATAGTATAGTAGTAAATATGTCAGCTGCTTTGATTGATCTTGTCTCAGTCGGTGCCCAGGATGTCTATATAACGGGCGATCCTCAAGTCTCTTTTTTTAGACAAAACTATAAACGTCACACAAACTTCGCCATCAAACCCGAACGCATGGATTACATCGGAACGTTTGGTGCGAGTAACGAAGTTGTTATTCCAATTAGATCCAAGGGGGATCTCTTAAGCTATGTATGGATTGAAGCCACAAATATTAACCTTAAAAACGATAACGCCGCAAGTTTATTCAGCTCGGCAGCTGCACCAACCGAATTTTCTTTGTATGTCGGTGGCCAGGAAGTATGTAAAATGGATTCTCTCTTTGTTGCGGGTGTCCATAATGTTCTTTACAATGAATCCCAGGCTAAAGCAACGTGTGCAACAACCTCATATGACAATGGTGAAAATGCCAGTTCCGGAAGTTACGTCATTCCATTCTTTTTCAGTGAAGACTGGACCAAATCCCTCCCACTCGTCGGTCTTCAATACCACGAAGTTGAAATTAGAATCAAGTTACACTCCGCATTCTCTGCGGGTTCTACACCAAAGGTGTATGGATCTTATGTCTACCTTGACACAGAAGAACGTGATTTTTTCGCAAATAACGAACACGAACTTCTCATTACACAAACACAATTCCAACCAATGTCTAAAACTGACACCAGTGTTGATTTAACATACTTTAATCACCCAGTTAAGGCTGTACACATTGCATGTGCCGAAGACCACGGTACAAAGTATTCATTCACGGACGCATCTTTGTACATTAACGGTACCACTCTTTTCGAAAACATGACGTATGAGTATTACAATAAAGTTGTACCATCGAGACACTGTTCAATTCTTTCACCAAGTCTTGATAACGAACCAGTAACAACATGGCCATTCTGTCTTACCATGAATAAATCGCAACCAACTGGATCTTTGAACTTTTCGAGAATTGACAACGCTAAAATTACGATAAATACCCCAGTATCTGGTGATACTCCAGCGGCTCTCAGAGCGTATGCGGTCAACTATAACATTCTCAGGATTAAGAATGGTATGGGTGGTGTCGCATTTGGTAACTAAATTTTAATTTAATTCTTACCCGAAGATCCAAAACCTCGTTCACCACGTTTTGTCTCTTTTAATTCATCAACTTCCTCAATAAGTGGTGTTTCACACTTTTCCAAAATGAGTTGGGCGATTCTATCGCCTTGTTTAATTTCGAACGGTTCACTCCCGTGATTAAACAAGATAACCTTCAATTCACCAGTATAGTCCGGATCAATAACACCAGCACCCGTTTGGATTCCATGTTTTACACTTAAACCCGATCTCGGTGCAATACGTCCATATACACCGTTAGGAATAGTTGCACAAATACCTGTACTTACAATACCACGTTCACATGCATTGATCGTCATGTTTTCCATGCTATACAAATCGTACCCGACCGAGCCAGGTGATGCACGCGTCGGTAAAGTTGCGTCGAGAGTTAATCGTTTAATTCTGAGTGTTTCCATGTTTTATTATCTTATGAGCGTTTTCTTTATTATGATTAATGAGAATATACATGATAATATTAAAACAAGCTCACTACATAAAAGTTCTTTATGTGTACCAGGAACTTTAAAAACTTTATAATTTTTAATATGACATAACGTCTTTTCACCTCTATTCACGAAATAAGGTGATATAAACTTAATAATAGGAAGACACGTTGAGTTTTTATCATTTCTATTAGTACTCGTTTGTCCACTCATACTACCGTCTTCATCTGTCCAGAATGAGTTTTGTTTGTCGATACGCTTATTAAAATTTTTTATATTATTCGTTTCTATATCAATATACATTTTATGTTTATGTTTCAATAATTTACGAGCACCATCGCGTGTTATAAAATACGCAGCAGCAGATCCTGAAAATATATATGGGTACGTTGAATTTTTGGGACATATACCATCACAATGTAAACTCATCATATCCCAATCGGGATTTTGGAGTTTTTTTCGTAAATGTGAAATATCATAAAAAAGTGGAAATGCATCATCTTCAAGTATAAGCGCGACATTATGTGTATCGTTTTCTAAAAAATATTTTAAAGCTTGTAGATGACTGTATGTAGACCCAATAATTGTATCCGGTAAATATGTTTTAATCATGGGGTGGAAATACATATCTATTTCACTTTGTTTTATATCTTTTCTATAATACGCATTAATACGAATAGGATATATACCAACTTCTATTAATTTATTTCTATGTGATTCGTATCTCTTGTCCTGTGTATCTAGATTTATAACGTAAGTATTAAAATCCATTTAATATATAATAGTATAAAAAAATAATGTGTATATCTAGAAATGAGTTTGAAAATTATTATGGGTAACATGTTTTCAGGAAAAACGTCCGAACTTATTAGACGTTTAAAAAGGTACAAAGTTATAGGTAAACGTATTCTTGTTATAAACTCTAAAAAAGATACACGTGCATCTGAAGACGTTTTACGTACCCATGACAATGTTCGTTTTGATTGTATAAAAACAAACAATCTCGATGAAGTCGATTTTTCGGATGTCGACGTCATAGCAATGGATGAGGCTCAATTTTTTACAGGTCTTAAAAAATTTGTTGAAAAAGTTCTCGATTCAGGTAAAACCATTCTACTTGCGGGTCTTGATGGTGATTATAAACAGAGAAAGTTTGGTGAACTCATAGACTGTGTACCTCTCGCCGACAAAGTATTTAAAATATCGGCGATGTGCATGGAGTGTATGGATGGAACACACGGCCCTTTTACAAAACGTATCGTACAAAATGATGAACTTGAACTTGTTGGAGACCATGATATGTACAAAGCGGTGTGTCGAAAACACCTTTAGATTAGAATCTATTAATATCTAAAATCAATACAACACGTTTACCTTCGTCATGTTTATCAACACTATGGTACCTCGAATGATCAAAAAGAATATCTTCACCGGGTTTATGTCGATGAATATCAAACTCTGTGGTAAGATTACTTGTTCCTTCAAGTGTTAAGTGGTACCGTAACTGTAAATTACTCTCTGCACGGTGTGCTGATATGGACATTGGTCCTTCCATGACGGCAATGATGGCACGATCAACGCATGGTATAGTTTTTAAAAATGTATATAGTTTTGGAAAATCGTGTATTTTATAGTAATAATAATTTTGATTATATTCAAACCATGGATCATCATCATGGAAATAATACTTTTGTGCGTTTTTGTATAAAGTATCGTATTCGTCTTTTATATCGAAAAGGTGTTTTTGAACACGCCAAAGACCAGTAAAATCGTCAACCGAATAGTGTAATTTATAAAAAAATAAGTCTACGAGTGAGTTTCGTATACCTACAAAAGGTCGTAAAGGTTTCTGAAAATAGAGTCTATCTATCGGATTTTTGAAGTAATCGTTTAGTAACAGTATAAATGGTATCATTAAAAACCACATTTTTTTATTTACCTATAATAAATGCCAGGTTATAAAGGAAAAGAATATTACGCACCAGTACAAACACCAGATGTTAAAACATTAGAAAAAAGGTTTCTTGGTTTGACCAATGTTCAAATCGGATTATTTAGTTTACCAACCTTTATTGCTCTTTCTTCGGTTGTATTAGTCATTCTTAACAGGAAGGCGAGATATAACCCAGCTATTCTCGTTTCTTTGATTATAAGTTTAATACACTTATATCACCACTACACACTCACTAAATTACAAAATAAATAATTTTATCCAGTAATTATATATGCGTGTTCATTTGAAAACCAGTCCTCGCATTGACAAAAAGTTTAGAGTTACT